ACCCGAGAACAACTTAAGGTAAGTTGCATACTTAGCATCATAGTTTGCTCCACCTTGGGTAAGACCAAGAGAAGTAGGGTTCTGATTAATAGAACCAATTGGAGTAATTGTAGTATTAGCCATTTTAAAAATTAAATTAAAGTTGTTATCGTCTTTCTTGCTAGCAAAATTTTTGTTCTGAAAATTAAAGGCTTTTCAGTTGCCGTGCACGGCTGAGTTGTCGGGCGTACCCGGCTCAACCAATAGGAAGGGGAGGAATCGCACCTCCCGTTGAATCTTACTTCCAGTAAATCACGCCTCGATATACGAGCTTGATTTCTTTGTTGAGTTTAGCTTTCTTTTTTGTCTTGTTGACAATATAGCGGGCTTCAATTGTAGTCATGATTAACCTCCAATCCTAACCCCCCGTTCCATGAGCTAGTTGCCTGCGTCCATATGTGATTCTAAAACAATCTTAGTAAACTCTGTTTCCAGAAACATTATATTCATTTGTTCTTGTGGATGACCACCAGCCCATTGCTGTTTATACAGGCGTAATGCTTCTCTAATAATCAGAGCATGTTCGGAATTGACTATGATTTCATACATGGATGAACGTAAGGCGAGGTTAGAAGATGCCAGGAATCAATTGACCAGTCAGAGCATATGCTCCAATAGCAGCAACTACTCCTAGCATTGCCAAACGTCCATTCAGAAGTTCGGCGTTCTCTTTGTTGTACATTTGTTTTACCTTTATTTTTTTTTCTTTGCAGTCGTCTTCTTTACGCAGTTGTTGACCCTAGTTTTAGTGCCACTGCCTGAAGAGACTTTGGTGCCAGATTTCTTGTAGCCTTTCCAGCAACTTTTATCTAAGCGTTGTTTCATCAGAAGCTATAGGTAACACCTACTTTAGTGCCAAGATTCAATTGATCAAACGTGAATTCTTGGTCTTCAGTGACGAAAGATACTTCACCATACAGGTTAAGGTCTTCAGAAAGATCAGTTCCGAAGCCTACTTTACCTGAATACTCAGTGGTGTTCTCTGCACCATCTACAGTGAGGTATGCAGGGCCACCTTGAACATAGATTCCATTATCAAAAAGATAACCAGCGTGGACTTCAGTCGAACCGGAACCAAATTCAGAGTCAAGCCAAGAGGCATTGTTTTCAACGTTTACATAAGGGCCAGCTACTGCAGGAGTAGCAAGGGAAAGGAGGATACCAGTAGTAATAATAGTTTTCATGATTAATAGTTAATGTTTGATCGATCTAATTTTTCAAAGACATCCTGTCTATATGCAGGATCTTTGTCGTAACGCGGGTCAGACATTGCTTCTACAACCTCTGCCTGACTACGGAATACATCTACCTGTTGTCTAGGAGCACGGCCAGTCGCCATTTCACCATCAAAACCAACAGACTTTTCCATCTCTGCTTTTAGACCAGAGACGGCCAAGTTAATAAGGCGTGCATTACCACTATCTACAAGTTGGTCAAAGGCTTCAACGTCAGACGGATCTAGATTCTCTCCAGACCATGCCATCAGTTGTTGGTAGCCTTCTTCACCACCTGCATTATTCTTGATCTGATTAACCTCAGATTCTGATAAATCTGCAGAGGGTGCTGCAGGTAAGTTACCTTGCATCTCCATGTACGCATTAACTAGGTCAGAGCTAGACATAGAGTTAAACTCTTCTAGGACTTCTGGTGTTAGTTCACCTGTTTCTGCATACATTTTTGAGGCATTGCCAATCAGCTCAGCTGCTGGCGATACTTCTTGCTCGGTTTCTTCGTCGTCGGTTTGTTGCTCTTGCAGCCCTTCTTCGCTGTCATCTGTTTCTCCTAGTTTCTTTTGTAGTTCAATGTAAGCTTGCTCCAATGCTTCAGCATCTTTAAACTTACCTGCCAGCATCTGTTGCTGATCTGCTGCAGCCTGTTCACCAATAGCAATAGCTTCTTGCTCTGCTTCGTTGAACTCTGGCTGATCAGCAGGAGTGGGATCATACGTCAGTGTAGCCATTAACAGTTTCTACTTTTAAGTTTCCAAGTCCAACTGAATTAACAATATTCTTAGGACGATTAGCACCAACCTTAGGTTTAGGTGCGTATTTGTTTTCTACCGCATCTTCTACGGTCAGCTCTACCTTTTCGTTAGGTGGCTGTTTAACCTTCCGTGTTCGGGTCTGGGGCTTCTTCTTCTGTTCCTGTGAGTCCATTCATCATCTCCATAGCTTGTGGGTTCTTGGTGGGATCCGCCATCGGTGACGAAGCAAATTGACCAGCTTGTTTAACAAGTTCTTGCTGTGCCATCATCTGCTGTTGTTGTTGTACTTGACCTTGAACCTCTTGCATACTCTTCACTAGGTTCAGTACATCGATACCTTGTGCAGTTGCAAGACGCTTGATAAATTCATCAGGGTTGATGAACTTAGCAATTGATTCAGGTCCCATTGTTTGTGCAATGGTTGTGATGAACTGGATCAGTGATTCCCTATCTTGACCACGACCAAGTGCGTTTACACCGGCCACGATCTGTGGACGGACAATACCTTTAGGTAGCTTAGGTAGTTGACCACTACGCTGTAGCACCATCAAGGTACGATCAAGATATGGTTTTAGGAACTCAACAGTCAATAGTGAGAACATCCCACCTAGTTGCTGTTCTAGTTCCAGTTGTGTCAGACGTACTTCCTCTGCAGTAGTGCGTTCTGATTGTCTGATATTCAATACCATGAATGCATCAGAGATACGCTGACCTAATTGATTAGCCATTTCATAGGCTGTTCTAAAGTCAGCTGTCTTACCAACCTGTACAACTTGTACATCATCAGGTCTACCTTGAATGATTGCACCGTTGCCAGCATTAGCCAGAGTCTGTGGTTTAGTTGTGCTTGAGGGTGATACAAGGAAGACAACCTTAGCGGCTGCTGCAGAGCCTTCTATCAATGCCTGAGAGAGTGCTTCAAGTGACTTAAGATCACCAAGAAACTCTTCTACTCTGCCACGACCATAGGCTTCACCATCAAAAGTATTAAATCGAAGTACGAGCCAGGGTGAAGCATTCTTAGGTGCAGTACTGGTGCTCTTAGGAAGCATCTTATCTTCTGCCTCCTGATACCAGGTCCACCTACCGTTATTCTTATCTAGCTTGACGTGGGTATACACCTCAACGTCATCATCGAATGTATTTGTTCCAGTCTTACCGTTTAACCCACCACCTGCAGAAACTTCATTAGGTTTCTTTTC